ATTATCAGATTTTTGATGCGGAGCTTTGTAACCATTTGAACTTAATACTTTTTGTGTAGCAGGAGCTAAACTCATATACATTGCATCTTGACCATCATCAGTCAAACTATTCATATGTTTAACCATTTTAGGAATAGCTTCCATTTCAAGAGCCGACGCTAAAGCATTCTGAATTTGTTGGTCATCCATAGGACTTTGAACTAAATCAAGACCTATCGTATGATATTCATCGCTGAATCCCTGCAACCCTGTAAGCTCAAGCATTCGCCAACGCATAGCCATACGTTCATCTTCTAAAGACTGTGCTTGAGAATATTTATTATTCTGACCGTAACTACGTGTACTTACACGACCACTAGAACCTCGACCCGGACTCAACCCTCCTAATTTTTCAACCACTATAAACCTCTAGAGATTGCTTGGTGCCGTTCTGCCGCATTAATAAGATAAGGATCCCCTGATATAGCCGCCATACGTGAAACTAATTCAGCCACAACAATTTGATTTCTTCTACTTTCAATTTCTTCAGGTCGCATCGAATTTCGAATTAAACCAGCAGTTACATCTAAATCTGGTTGATCGTCAGGAGCGTTCATAGGCATTACATCTGGTTTATATGCCGCCGCCGCTTCTAAAGCATTAGAAGGAGGTTGAGTTACTTGTCCTTGTTGAGCGGTACCACCTACAGTTCTAGGTATACCTCTATCATCTGGTAAAGGAATCTGATTTTGTGCTTCAACATTTGCTCCACCTTGACCATAAACTACATTAGGATCAGTTTTTGCTGGCTGTGTACCACCGGCCATATCTGGTTTAGGCATTGTTCTCGCCATTAGCCACCTGCCATTAATGCTTGTTGCATTTGAGCCATCGCCGCTTGTGGTGAACCTTGTTGTGGAGTAGCGCCACCAGCCGCCATTGCTTCAGGCGGTAAAGCTTGAGGTGGACCAGCTAATCCCATCGCTTCTTCAGGAGCCATTACTTGTCCTTCTTCTGGAGGAGGAGCCGCCGCCGCTTGTTCTTTACGAATTTCTTCGTCAGCTTTTTCAATAGCTTCAAAAATATCAAGTCCTTTTTTGCGGAACTTTTCTATCTTAGCTATATAAACAATAGGTAGTGCGCCTTGAACAGCTTGCTGTTGGATACTAGCCATAACAGCTTCTTCAAGTTGTTCTTCGTCAACCCTTCTGCCTTCAGCTTCGGGATCTTCAATAAACGGATGCTTTGTTCTAAATGTTGCAAGACTGATACCTTTCATTTGCAACAACTGTCCAAGCTGAATAGTCGTACCTTGAACATCAGCACCCGGAACCGAATGAGATACTACGTTATCGAACGTTTCAAAATGCTCATCAGGCGTGAACTCAACCTGTCCAAAGTCGCCTGCATAACCAGTGAATGTAGATACTGTTTTGCTCCCCCAGTATCCCTTGTACGTGGCGAATATACATTCATTGAGATGGGGAAGATGTCCTTCCATGATCTCTTGAAGTTCTTGTATCCTTGGATCAAGAGCGGCACCCATAAGAGCGTCAATGCCCCTACCAGTGCGAAGAGCGCCATAACTTTCTCCGCCAATTTGCGGGACTGTACCTGTCGATACGCGGGCATTACGTTCGAGCCTATCAATCGCGATGTTCGTATTCTGGTCAGGTGATCCTCTGAGTTCTCCGATCCCTTCTGCGTCGAGGAGAACATTGACCTCGCCTTCCCTGCCATCTTTCCATTCACCTCCTACTATCATCGGTACTTGCCCTGAACGTCCGATAATGTAGCGATCTGGAAAGATTGCTTTCTCTTGGGCTATGAGTTCAAGTGCCATTAGTTTTGCCATAAGATCGACCATCCCGACGACGTTCGATACTGAAGAAGAAATTTTATCTAATGTCACACGACCCGGAGTTATCACACAAGGCATCCCTGCGAGGTTCTCGTATCTTGACAGTTCCAACTGTGTGCTGTGATAAGGATACGTTTGGTTGAAATGATTATACCGTGGCCCCATTATCCCGATCACGATATGTTCCTCGTCGATCCATTCGCAACAATCCCATAACTCTTGCCGTGCGTTTTCGTCAGATGCTACTGGACCACCATTTTCTTGCCGCGATGCGGGATAGTTGGCTCTTAACCAATCACCTGATTTACCGTATACAAAAGCACAGTTACGTGGAATGTCATAATTCTCAGCCGCGGATGGTTCAGGATAAACGCCAAGAGGGTCACGAACATCTATCTTAGGCATACCAGTTTTGAAATCTGGATTTACTACAAGAGCAGTAGTCGCGTAACCAGCAAGATGCCGGTAAGCGCGTCGTATTTTTAGCTTATATTTGTTCTGATACCACGTAGCGGCAAGCGCACGTTTGCGAACATCAGCGTATTGTCTGGATCTTCTACCGCGTTCTTTGCTAGGGTCAATAGCAGGGCAACCTATATATGGGGTTACAGATGCGGCTCTTTGAGCTACAGCATCAATGTTCTCAGATATTAAAGATGGAGTTAATGGAGGAAGAACAGGTTCTTCGTCCATAGAAGGAAGAGGTATAACATATTCACCGTTATACCTTTCTTTAACTTCAATCATCTTATTTAAAAGAGGTGATTGTATATCCTGTCTCTGTCGGACTATTCCGACTATTTCTTCAAAAGTATACGCCACTAATAAGCTCCGATTTTAGAACGTGTCTTATTATAAGGTAGCCCTTTAAAGTTGAATTGTGAAGAGTCTACATCAAAAGCTTGCTTTCTTTGTCTCCAAAGAATCCATATAAACCACAAGGCCATTACCCTATCTTGTCTTAATTTAGTACCTCTTACTAATGGTCGCCATGATTTAAGCTGTCTTATAAGCTCATCAGCTTGATGCCTAGTAACAGGATCATCAGCGTAAGCTATATCTATTTCTCCGCGCATAAACGACAAAGCCATAGATGGTATGCCAATAGTTTCATCATATTTGTTTACACCTGTCAAATGCTCCCTAACTCTGAACCCATATCGTTCAGTCATTTCTATAAGACGTTCATCACGAGATAACCCTTTTTGAAACACCATCGCTTCAATAACCACATCAGATACAGACGCACCGTTCTTTTGACAGCGTAAAATCGCTTCCTCCACTACTTGAAGTATCTGCTCGTTTCTAGTTAATCCCTGATCCTCACGTAAGAAAAGTATCTTTAACTTGCCTTCATGTGGTGTAGCCGCCATAACACAATTCATTCCACCTAACGCAGGGTCAACACCGATGTAAACAGTGCAATCTTTAGGAGGATCATGCAACGTAGAACGCAACGGATTCAAACATTTCTTAATAGATTCGTCATTAAATGTAGCCGCTAAAGAACTCGTAGGTTCCTGCATGTAGTTACGTGACCATGCTTCTTCACCAACCTTACGACGAATTCTGTCAAGAGCTTCCATCGAAAACATCTCAGGCCATAAAGGTTCAGGTTCATCATCACCATTTTGTACTATCGCAGGAAAACGAATCACTCTAAGAATATCTTCATCTATCTCAGTCATTACACGTTCATAGAAATCATCCTCGCCAACACGAGTACCATTAATGCTTGTCCGCCCATTCTCTCCCGGACGGGTTAACCAGTCCTGTCGGAAAATCTCGAACATCTGTTCTGTCAGATTTAGCGACACACGCGACTGGATATCATCAATGTGTAGATGGTCAGTACGTGTACCAGCGATCTTCGATCTCCACCCTAAAGAAACCATTGAATAGTCACGTTCATCGTGTGCAGACTTTTTAAAGACGTTGAAATAATCTGCGCCCCATGCTTGTGCAGTTTTTCTACCAGATGCATTCTGTGGAACAAAAGGACCGTATTTCGCTACATATAACGGAAATGGACCAGTTGGTTCCATACGCGTACGGATACGACCAAGAATTTTCCTAGCCATATCCTGTCCCTCTGAACCTACTGTGATACGAAACTCAGGGTTAGTTGCAAGTTTGTAACAGAAGTAATCCTCAGCGAGTGTTGTTTTACCATGTTCAGGTGGCCACAAGATAAGAGTTAAGTTTCCGGGGGGTGTATTTTCGTATGCGTCTATAGCGCGTAGATGAAACCACGGAGACATATGCCCAAAGTATTCTGATCTGAAATGCTCAAATGCTGGTATTTCTGTATCAGGTTTTTCAGTATGAAAGTTAAGTCGTATAGCATCAGCTTTTGCGGCGAAGTCAGGGAATCGTTGCCTCCACTTTTCGTAAGCTGAACGTGTAACACCAGTAGCTATAAGAGCATCAGCGACTTTTCCGTTATTCTCTAATGATTCTAAGAATACTTTCCTGTTAAGGATACCTTTGTCTTTTGATGCGTTAGCCATTTAATCAAATACTGATGGTTGTACTTCCAACTCTACTATACCTGCGGCTATAACTCCTTCATCCCCCGTGATCCTAACAGCATGTGTACCAACTTCAGCTAAAGTTAAATCAACATAATAAATACCTGTTGCGCTTTTAGTTGCCGCTGGTGTTGCATCTGTTCCACCTGACGGTTTACGCCATGTGACAGTAACATCATTAACAGTATCCGTAGGATCAGTGTTTGTGCCGTCGCTAGTGAAAGTAGCAGTTACTCTTACAGAATCTCCTTTATCGTATGTTGGCATTAAAACTCCTAAGTAGTACTTACTTCTAATGTGACGTCGTGATATTGCGTTACTGCAATCGTAACATCATGGTAAGTAGAAGTGGAAATAGATACGGCTGGTTTTTTGTACTTCACAAGAATAGTTGTACTTGTAGTACCTGCTGAAGATAACGCACTAGCTATCGGACGTTCTTTAACAATAGCTGATGCCCATGTAGCCGCCGCAGAAATACCTGCCGCTATAGGCGCTTCTCTGTTAATAGCCGCCGCGATGGAAGCCGCGCTGGAAGCAGAAACAGCAACAAACGCTCTTTCGATTATCGCAACGACAGTAGAGCCGGTAGCTGAAACACTACTTGCTACCGAAGCTTCCATTACGATACCAGCGGACAGTGATGCCGCCGCGCTAGGCGTGCTAGCAACAAACGCTCTTTCAATTATTGCAGTAGCAGTAGAAGCAGTCGATGTGATAGAAGAAGCTATCGGAGCTTCCATAACTATCGCACCTGCAACAGACGCGCTACTCGATGGGGTAGCCGCAACTGAAGCTTCCATCACTATCGCCGCTGAAATCGAAGCCGCGGAAGACACACTTGAAGCTACAGCCGCTTCCATTACGATAGCTGGAGCTATAGAAGCAGAAGCCGAAGGTGTAGCCGTAATACTAAAGTTAGCTTTAAGCGCACACGTTAAACTCGCCGCGCTTGAAGGTGTCGCCGCTACGAACGCTCTTTCTATAATAGCCGTAGCAGTAGACGCAGTAGATGATATACTCGAAGCTATGGATGCAACTTCAACAACAGAACAAGAAACAGAAGCCGCTGAAGAAAGCGCAGAAGCTACTGGCGCTGTGTGGGAGATAGAAGCAGAGATTGTCGTTGAACACGACAAAGAAGACTGAACTAACGCTTCTTCAACAATAGCGCAACTTACTGAACCGGCACTTGATATAGACGCGGCTATTTCATGGCGAGTTAATACGCCCTGATATGTAACATCGGATACCCGATAGTCAATTCCGCTTTGTCTATAATCGTATGCCATCAGCTAGGAGGCGTAGGCCAAGGATCGAGTTCCGACATTCGTGTTTTGTCTGTGAAACGATCTCTTAAAGTTTGACGGTACGTAGCCCATTCAGCTTTCTTCTCGTCAGACAACGGATTGTCTTCAGCGTACTGAGTCCAATCAGAATCAGCTAACATCATGTTACGTTGATGGCGTTCAAAACCAAGATCCAAATCCATCTGTTCTTCAGCCGCTTCGTGCATTGCGTATTCTTCTTCAGTCAATTCTCTTGTAATAGTTTTAGTAGGATCATTAGGATCCGTTTCCATTACATGCGCTGGTCTTAACATTTGTTCTCCTTACCCAACATCCATTACATAATGATCTATTCTAGAACCCGGAGCGTAATAACTATGACTGTTACCTGTAAAAGTCAAACTTAAATAAGTAGCTGTGACTGTGCTTCCTTCTTCGCTACCTCCTCCGCGACCAATCCACGAATAAGGAGGGTACGTATCCAGATCACCGTATACGTTACTTAAACCTGTTCCTGTGGTGTTCGTGTCGTTAGCTGTAGCAAATTCGTCATGCCACCAAACGAAACCACAATCAGGCATGTTACGGTATTCAATTTTTGTAACCCCCCATTGATGATCGTCGGTAGTAACGTGACTATTTGCTATAGCCATATACGCCCAATAAGTAGTCATACTTGTATAAGAAGTTAAATAAGAACTAGCCGCATAAAGCTGGTTGAAATCATAGGTGCTACTCGTAACCCACCCGTCGGTAGCGTTGTAAACCCTTCCGTAAATCCAACCGTATTCGTATTGAACATTGCCTGTGTCGCCGTCGTTTCCTGCACACGACAAATAAATAACCCCAGCCGACCCTAAAGCAAGATTATGAGTATATGTTGTGTCATTAGTAACAACAAAAGATTCTTTCCATGTTAAACCATCAGAAGCCATTAACTTCTCACCCCCCACAAATCTAATCGCGAACCTTCAACAAAATTGTAAGAACCAGTACCTATATGTATTGAGGTGGCTTTAGTTGCTACCCTGTAATTACACCAACCCCAATAAAAATAGTTATAAGTAGTCGCTCCGCTTGGTGTAGTACTAGCAGTGTTATGAGCGCCGCTTCTAAAAGTTATTGTTGTAGCCGCATCAGATACGCTGTGATTCCAAATAGTTCCTTCTGTCCAACCCACAACCTCGTCTGTAAAAGAAGCTGTACCACCAGTAGAAAAAGGTATAGGGCCTAGAAGACCATACGTTTGTCGGTTGTCCCCATACGCATAACGATTACCTCCATACCCCCAAGCAATACCTCTGTTGTAAGAAGCGGAGCTATCCCAGCTACCTGCGTCATTATTCTCAAAATAAATGTTAGGGGAACCGGGAGCACTAACATTACCATTCCAAGCGGCGCGCATAACAAAATGAGTGTGTTTATAAGAATCATCTAAATCAGGAGTGAAAGCACCAAAATGAGTATCACTCGTTGTTTCAAAACCGCCATAATGTATTAAAGCTGAATCTCCTACTAATGGCATTATGACCCACTACTTCCTGTTGCTAAACCGTACAACAACATGTACGAACCCGATGCCCATGTTGATCCACTAGAGTTACCCATATAAATTTTTAAATTTTTAACAGCGTTAGTCCAGTCACTTTGACCCCACTGATCGCCGTACATGTCATGCCCCGGTTTGTTTCCTTCTGAACCAGCCGCCATACTCACATAAGTGCTTTGATAAGTTTTAAAATTATCTGTGTCGTTCGGATTGAATATAGTAAACGTCCCATGAGCTTTATTCCTAACAGGAGTAGAATACGATTGATCCATTAATTGCGCTGTGTAACCTTCGTTTGTTGGATTAGACTGACCGTAATAATCATGACCACGTTCACTTGCCTGATAATGATCGTGTACGCCTATATCATAAGTACCAGACATGCTTGTACCAGTATGACCCATTTGAATCATTATATAAGGATGAGTACTAGCAGTTGTATTAGTAGAAGAACCACCCCACCTTAATTGCAACACTTGATAATCAGTCCAAGGCCCATTAGTAGTAGTGCCAAGAATATAGTCAGCACTAGCTGAAGCCAACGAAGGCACAACTTCTTCTATAAGAACCCAACCGTCACCCGAAGTGTCAGGACCCGAACTACCACTAGAAGAAACCGAACCAACTAAAGCATGTACAAAAGACATGTCAAGCCTGCAAAGCGCCGATAAGTTGCCAAGTATCTGTAGCTGTCTTAATTATCGTCACCGAAGCATGTTGCCCATCAATCGCCTTCTCGGAGTCTTTACTGTTAATCGTCACACCAGACCCTTGAGCCAACGTCACCTTACCTGCCCCGATGCCAATAATGGTAATCGTAGTCCCAGTAGGGAACGCAACCGAAGAATTAGGAGGCACAGTATACGTCTGAGCGGAACCGTTACTCGCTGTAACAAGCTTACCCCCGTCGGTAAGCACAAAAGTATAAGTCGTACCAGTCTGAGCATTAATCAACAACGGAGCCGAGATACCACCAGAACACGTAACCAAACCAGTGATAGTAGGAGTAGTAGTCCATTGACTAGCAGACGTACCAGTACCAACAAGCACAGCATTATTTGAAGCAGTAAAATCACCAGACCCTAGCTTTGTCTCCACAGCGATAAGAGCGCCAGAATGATTCGTATGAACTACGTCATGCTCATACCCTGTCGCGTCTAAATCAGTTGTACTAGACGGTGAAGGTTGTTGTGTAGCGGTATCTAACGACCCCGGATAGTTCGTAGCCATTGGACTATGCCAATGTTATAACTAGCGCACCTGCCGCAAGCGAAATAGTGTCTCCAGATGCCACAGCCTTAGATGCAGTAACAGCACCGTAAAACAAAAGGTTACCCGAAGTGGAAGCATCCCAAATACCTATATGGCTCACAGTGCAAGCTGGCATGGAAGTAAACTCCTCAGCGGACGAATTGTCTATCGTACCGTTAGTAGCATGGGCGGCATTAAAAGTAATAGCCTGCCGTGCATAAGACCCACCAGCACACTCTGCACCGGAACCGGCATCAGTAGGATCTGCGGTATGCAAAGCAAGATACACAGCAGTTGGAGCCCTATCTGCTTGATCGCGGAGAACATAGTCTAAGACTTTAGTCTCCAAGTAATTTGACATTGCTGACATTAATATCTCCTAAAAGGTTTGAACATGTTCAGTACTATGATATAAATATATCCGAGCCCCGTCCACATCACAGGGCATATTCATAAAAAATGAGATGTGCGAACCCTTATCAGGTTCCGTTCGCCCGTCAGAAGGGCTTCCGACCCCTACAATCAAGTCAAGTAGAGGCAGAGACAAGCGTGATCGCTCGAACTCAGAGTGGAACCGTACTCAAAACGGACGGATGGCACCCAAGGGGAAACTA